AAATCTGAATTGGTTGTACCTGGTGTGACGTGAGCATTAACATCTTTTCCATCGAAGAAAAAGTAATGACGAGTGTTTGGTCTTAAACCAGAAACATAAACTCTAACGTTACGAGATCTCATAAATGGATTAAATGCTACGTTAGTAACAAAGTCACCTACAGCATTAGATCCGCCATCGTTTACTTGAATACTTTGCTGCGTAACCTGCTGAGATCTATTAAATACACGAGTTCTTGTATTGCCATTCCATGTCGTGCTAGCAAGTGTTTCAGAAACCGCACTTCTCTGTTCTCCAGTGATTGGCAAAAATTCTTGTAAATCTTGGAAAGGAGTAAGCAAATCGATTTCTACTGGAGTTGGGTTTTGAACTGTATCATGCGCCATATCATGGCTTGGAGATAATTCAACATTACCGTTATATTTCCAGAAGTTACTTACGCAGTTTCTAAAGTTTGTTGCATAAGATTGACCAAGAAGTTTAATATTAGCATTTCTTCCAAGAGTACCAACCTCTGCATCATTAGCAGTTGGGAAAATTGAAGCTCCTGTCGCTGACTTATATTTTAAATCAATTGGATAAGTCTTTACTGCTGGAGTAAGAATGCTTTTATCAAAATGAATTGCAGATTTAAAATTAGGATCTTCTGTATTTGCAATATTAGCATCATTCATTGGATCAACAATATAACCATTTTTAAATCTTGTCAATCCGTTTTCATCTAAAACTGTAAGATTTTCTGTATCTTGTTCTAGTTGATTTAATGAAATATAATACTCAAGACCTTCAATGCGCTTTTCCATTTTTTCAATATCGCGCATTGTGTAACCTGATGTACCTTTATTTTTTACTTTAACAGCACACTCAGTTTTACCAGATTCTTGTGCTTCTCTTTGTGATAGCACTGGATAACCAGGAATTATAATTTCACCAATTACTAATTCGTCTGGTCCAACTTTTGGAGAAACTGGATTTTCTGATTCTTCACCTTTTACAATTGCAGGTGTACCATAAGAATCCATTGTAATTAAATCAATTCTTCCTAGGTAACTTTCTAAATCTGCTGTAACATTTGAAGATAAAGCTGGAACTGCAAAAGATCCAGTAAATGAATTTGTGTATCCACCGACAGCAGTTGAAACAGTACCGGCAGCAGCAGGTGATGTATCTGTATAATCTACGTTTGAATCTTTATCTACATACGGTCTAAAGTCAAAACAATTTCTTAAATTGTATATCGTACCAGTTGAAGCAACATACGTATCAAGATCTGTAGATTTAATTGTGTTTGAAGCAGGTGTGTCACTATCATCAATTGGATAACTGTTGATATTAAAGAAATAAGAACCAGTTGACGTGCTCGGTTCAAATACCGCTAACTTAATTGTAATCGTTCCGTTTGCTGGTTGTGGTCTTCCACCAATATATTCCATATATGAAATATCATAGAAGTGGTCGTTTTGGTTATTATGTAATTTAAAACTATCTTTAAGATCTGGATTACCAGATGCAGCACCAGTTGCTCCTTCCCATACACCTAAAATTTCATAGGTATCAGGGAAACCTAAGCTGTATCTTGATGTTGCAGAAGAATATGTAGCTTTAACATATACTTCTCTTGCTAATTTCGAATGAGGTTGAGCTTTATTACCCTTTAATCTTTTATTAAAATACAATTGACCGCCTGGCGCAGAAACACCAGGATCTAAGTTGATTGTCATTTCTGTGTTATTGTTTTGAGTAGTATAGCTTACAATATCTACTTGAGTATTTGTTGCATCAACGAAAACCATATCGTCTTGGTCGATCGCAAAGTCTTCATCAGTTGCTGCTGTGATTGTAATTGTATCATTTGATACTGAAACACTATTATCAGTTCCGCGTACAGGCACGATAGCATCTGCTACAGATCTCATGAAAGGAGTTCCGGAATCAAATACGAGTGGCGAACGTTTAAAATCTTTTACTTTAGATCCTGCAGCAATCGTTGCAACACCGCCCGTGCCTACAACTCTCGTTACTGATTCAAATACGTTTGGCGCTTGCATTTTAACACCAAATAGATATAGTCTATCTTTAGTTACGTTTCTTACAAATGCAGAACCAATAGTCGTAGAACCTGCGTTTTGCAAAGTTACCGAACCATAGTCAATATCAAATGAACCGCTTAAATCTGTAATATCTACATACGAGCCATAATCAATTGAAATCGCTTGATTGTCTTGTGTAACAGTATTTGCAACGTTGTCAATGGTAAATGAAATTTTACCAGAGTTTTCTACTCTATATCCTTTAACATACGCAGTACCTTTACCGACAAGTACAACTAAATCATCATCTCTTCTATCTAGATCTAATTTAAAATTACTTGAAATGTAGTTACCCGATTCTTCGTATGTTCTTTTTGCAAACTCTTCAGCAATAGAATTAAACTGAGTAACATCACGCAATTGAACTGCGTTACCTTCTTGGTATCTAATTAATGTGAAGAAGTTAGTGTCAGTATCAGCGGTAGTTGTATTTTTTACTACAAGCTGTGGAACCATTTTTAAGCGATCAGCACCTGGAGCATTTTCGTTTTTAGATCCATTCGCGTTATCATATAAAGAACCATCTTGTAAAGAGCTAATTAATTCTTCTTTTACTTCAAAGCCGACTGATTTACCGTCCGGTTGATTTGTATATTTAGAAACAACTAGTGTCTGAGCAGTTGTAAATAAGAAGTGTCCTTTTTGGAAAATAACGCCCGGCGCAGCTTGAATACCAAACGAATCACCTTCATGATTTGTTTGCAAAGTAACGTTAATTGAATCTACATTTAATTCTCTTAAATCTGTTCTTTCTGCAGAATTTTCATATACGTACTTATTAATAGTAAGTAATTCACCAGCATCAAATGTTGATTTACCGGCGTCTTCTGTATTTAAGTAGTTAATGTAAAATGTGTTTAGATCTGGTGGACGAGTTTCGAAACCACGAGTGGCAGTAATGACCGATGCCTTAAGTCCAGTACCACTTGTAAGTTCGTAAACTATGTCTACATCTTTTTCAACGCCTGCTTCAGTGATTGTAGTTGGACCGCCGATGTATGTTTCTACGTCGAATCCAGTTTTATCTACAACCTTTACGAATTTTAATCCGTTAAGATCTGTAAAGTTACAACCTTTAATAACACTACCTTCTTGGTAAATGTTATCTCCGAATTGTTCGACCTGGTTTTGAAGAACTGTTTGAAGTTGAGTTAGCTCTCTCGCTTGGACTGCATAGGCAGGCTTAAACAAGATTCGATAGAACTGTTTCTCAATATCAAAGTCATCAAAATATGGTGCAATATTTAAGTCTGTATTAATAGGCATCTACTTTGTTTTCCTTAAATTTCCAAGACTAGCTTGTATTCTTCGCGAGAAGTTTCTGTTCTTGTGAGTGGAACAAAATCTTCCATAAAATACACTGTTCCAGATCGTTGGGTATATCTTGATTCAATAATATTATTTGCTACTGGTGTATTTATTCTTAATTTCTGGCCTGTAGCATTGATCAGATCTCTAGTTGGGTCTAATGAAATATCGTTATTTGCTTGATTTACATAAGGACCCATGTAACTGCAAATGAAGACTGAGTTAGAACTTGCTTTAATTTCATGCACTCGACCTTCAAAAGTTTTATTATTATCAACATCAACCTGTTTAACAAGTGTGTTGACTTCTACTTTACCGTAATCGTCTGTAATAATTTCAATACGGTTATCAAAAATATCTGGTGAATCCGTAATTTGAGTGTTTGCAGGATCTGGTCCAAACTCAGGATTCTTAAGAAGTCCAACTACTGAGTAGGTATTTGTTTTACCAATTTGGTTATTATCTGTTTCAGTAATATATGCATACATAAGAACGTGACGACAATGTAACTCGTCAATTAAGTTATAATTGTGGCCACCTTTTGGTGCAAGGATTGGTCTTAAAACAGCTCTAACATCGATAGAGTTTGGATCATCAGGTGTAAAATTGAATTTAGGATCTATGACTTCAGCAGTAATAGAGTTATAATTAGAACCTGTGTTAATTACTTCAATTGTTTTAATTGTTCCATCATCGAGATTAGGAATAGCTGTACAGCCTGAGCCATCACCATATATTTTTACTGTAGGAACAATCTTAACTGAAGAACCATTAACAATGCCGTCGGCTAATGGATCACCAATTAATTTAAATCTACCTCTGCCAGTAGCAGGCTCATAAAGATATGAATCAACTTCATATGCATAAGATTCTTCAGTACTAAAAATAGTAATATAAACTGTCATGCCAGAATAGTAGTTACTAATTTCAGATAAGCCCTCTGCTTGAATTATAACAGTACCGTCATTTTGAGCAGGACCGAAAACCGCTGCAGAATCAATATGAGTATAACCATTGTTATCAATATAGTTCTCAACAAAAATACTACTTACCGGAGAACCAGTAATAGCTGTGTTTGCAGGGTCTGCATCAAAC